GGCCCGGCTCAAGGGCAAGCAGCGGGTGCTCAAGGCCATCAGTCACGACGCTGCCGAGGCATTGACTGACGCCGCTATCGTGGAAATTCGCGAAAGCGTTGTCGGGGTCGGCAACGCTGCCTAACCCTGATAAAACCGCCTTGAGCGCCCTGCATTGTCGGGGCGTTTTTGTTTGTGCAGAAGACCGCGCCGGGCGCGGTCTTTTGCTTTCTGGAGAGTGAGCCTCATGAGTTTCTTTCACGGCGTCACGACCACTTCGGTCGATACTGGCGCACGCACCATCTCGTTGCCGTCGTCCTCGATCATCGGGCTGTGCGACACCTTCACCCCGGGTGTGCTCGGCGGCGGCACGGCCAAGGCTGGCGAGCTGAAACTGATCACCACTGAACGCGAAGCCATCGCCGCCTTCGGCGCCGGCGCGGCGATTACCAAAGCTTGCCAGGCGATCTACACCAAAGCCAAGGCGGTGATCGTGGCCATCGGCGTGCCCAAGCTGGACGACCCGGCGCTGCAGACCTCGGCGATCATCGGCGGGGTGTTGGCTTCGGGGCAGCGTACCGGGTTGCAGGCGTTGCTCGATGGCAAAAGCCTGTTCAACGCCCAGCCGCGGCTGCTGATCGCGCCGGGGCATTCGGCCACACAAGCGGTGGCCACCGCGCTCGATAGCCTGGCGCAGAAGCTGCGGGCCATCGGCATCATCGACGGACCCTGCACCACCGACGAGGCCGCTATGGCCTACGCCGACAACTTCGGCAGTCGCAACCTGTTCATGGTCGACCCGGGCGTGCAGTTCTGGGACACCGGCACCAGTGCCACGGTCGATGCACCGGGCTCGGCCTGGACGGCCGGCCTGTTCGCCTGGACCGACGCGACCTATGGGTTTTGGGCCTCACCGTCGAACAAGGAGTTTGTCGGCATCACCGGTACCACCCGGGCCGTGGAATACCTGGACGGCGACGAGACCTGCCGGGCCAACCTGCTCAACAACGCCAAGATCACCACGATTATTCGCGACGACGGCTACCGCCTGTGGGGCAACCGCACGTTGTCCAGCGATCCGAAGTGGGCCTTCGTTACCCGGGTGCGCACGCTGTTCATCCTCATGGATGCGGTGCAGGCGGGTCACAAATGGGCGGTCGATCGTTCGATCACCAAGACCTACGTCAAGGACGTTACCGACGGTCTAGAGGCGTTCATGCGTGACCTGAAGAATCAGGGCGCGGTGATCAACTTCGAGGTGTACGCCGACCATGAGTTGAACACGGCCAGCCAGATCGAGCAGGGCAAGGTGTATTGGCGCATCCGCTTCACCGATGTGCCGCCGGCCGAGAACCCGAATTTCCTCTTCGAAGTCACCAACGAATGGATGACCGAAGTGCTTGAAGCTGCCTAAGGAGGCCCCCTGATGATTCCTGAAGTTCTGTCCAACTGCGCCGGGTTTATCGACGGCGTGAGCTTTTCCGGCGAGATGCCGAGTCTCACCCTGCCCAAGGTGGTGCTGAAAACCGAAACCTACCGGGGCGGCGGCATGGCCGGCGAGATCGAGATTCCGACCGGCGTGGAAAAACTCGAAGCCGGGTTCACCACCAACGGCGTGCGCCGCGAAGCCCTGAAGTGGTTCGGCCTCTCGGATCGGACCGCGTGCAACGCGGTGTTTCGCGCTTCCTTCAAGGGCCTCAAGGGTAAGGTCACCCCGGTCATTGTCACCATGCGCGGCGGCCTGAAAGAGGTCGACATGGGCGACTGGAAAGCCGGCGAAAAGGCCGAGAGCAAACACAACATGGCGCTGACTTATTACAAGCTCGAAGTCGATGGTCGATTGATTTACGAGATCGACATGGTCGGCATGGTGCTGGTGGTTGATGGCGTCGATCAACTCGCTGAAGAACGTTCGGCCCTGGGCCTCTAAGGAAAAAAACATATGACTCAAGCAACTCAAGAAAAGCCACTGCCCAAATGGCTGCAACTTACCGAAGACGGCTTTCGCATCACCCTCCGATACCCGACTGAACTCTCCGGCGTGCTGGTCGACACCATGACCCTGCGTGCCCCCTGCGTGCGCGACATTCGGGCCGCGCAGGCTACCTGCAACGGCGATGAGGAGAAACGCGAAATGTCGCTGTTTGCCTCGCTGACCCAGACCCCGGAGGCGGACCTGATGGCGCTCAAGCTGGTGGACTACATGCGCCTGCAGGCCGGCTACTTTCGTCTGGTCCAGGACGACGGCGTTTGATGCGAGCACGTTGAAGACGCTGGCCAAACGGGTGGCCAAAGAGACCGGGTTCTCGGCGGCCGAGATTGTGGCCATGCCCTTCAACGAGCTGGTGTGGTGGCTCACGGATTGAGCCACCTTCGATTTCTCCGACGCAGAGGGCACACGCATGGCGAACAAAATGGCGCTCGGCTTTGTCATTGGCGGCGCCGTCGATTCGACGGTGGGCAAAGCGTTCAAGGACGTCGAAAGCAAGATCAAACACCTGGACACGGTGGGTAGCAAAGCCCGGGTATTGCAGAACACCATCGGCGACACGATCCGCTTGCGCGAGGAGTGGCGCAAGGCGCACATGGCCGGCGCCGAGGGCGCGGACAAGCTGCTGAGCAAGCTCGAATCCAACCTCGATCTGTTGAAGAAACAAGGCATCGAGGTCGGTCGGCTCAACAAGGCCTACGCCGCGATGGGGCGGGTGGCGGCCGGGGCCGAATTGAAGGCGCTGGGGCACCGCCAGCTGGAAGAGGGGCGGTCCGGTCTCAAGAGCAGTATCGGTCAGGCCGGAGCGCTGACGGCGGGGGTGGCCATTCCGACCAAGGTCAGTGCGGACTTCAGCGCGATCATCCGCGACATCTCGATCAAGGCCGGCATTGCCAACACCCCGCAAGAGCAGGCCATGTCCCGCACGATCATTACCACGTCGCAGGACACGGGCATGGCGCGCAACCAGGTGGCCGAGGTGGTCAATGCCCTGGTCGGTGCCGGCATGGACCTGAGCAAGGCGCTGGAGTACGCGCCGAAGGCGGCCAAGTTCGTCGTCGGCCAAGGGGCGGATGGCACCGAAACCGCGAAGATGATCAACGCCCTCGGGCAGAACGCCAAGATCACCGATCCGGCGATGATGCAGAAGGCGCTGGTGCAGATGAAGACGGCCGGCGGCGCCGATGAGGCGGCTAACAACCTGAAGAACTGGATGGGCAAGATCGGTTCGGGCGACACGGTGGAGGCGTACAACAAGGCGGGCATCGACTACCAGGCATCGATGACCACCGGCCTGCAGAACGGCATGTCGACGTTGGAGTCGAGTTTTGCCCTGGCGCAGAAGTACATCGCCGCGACCGACCCGAAGAAGGCCCAGGCGATGGCCGAAGCCACCGCCAAGATCAGTCAGGAGACGGATCCGGAAAAGGCCAAGGGCATGATCATTGCGCTCGAGGAGGCCCTGCGCACCGGTGACCTGTTTGCCGACATGCAGGTCAAGGCGGCCCTGACCGCGTACATGCAGAACAAGGATCTGTACAACCAGCTGAAAAAGGATTCGGCGGACGCCACCGGCATCCTCGACAAGAACCTCGCCGAGCGCCGGCAGACGTCCTCGCAAAAATGGGCCGAGATGGCCCAGAGCATGGACGACGGCATGCGCAGCATTGGCGACGCAATACGACCGGTCACCGATGCGGTGGCCGACGGCATCACCAGCGTCGCCCGACGTCTCACAGCGCTCTCCGATGAAACCCCACGGCTGGTCACCGGCATTGGTACGGCCGTGGCCGGACTGATGGCCCTGAATACGGCGGTCAGTGCCTTCAAGATGGGCAAGGGCCTGATGAACCTCGGGCGCGGCACCCTGCTGGGCAACCCGAACATTCCGCAGAGGGTGATCGTCACCAATCTGCCCGCCGGTGGCGGCGGACTGGATGGTGGCCTGGACGGCGATGGCAAATCGGAGAAGTCCGGCAAGCCCGGCGCACGCGGCGCACGCGGCGAGCGCGGGGCCAAAGTCCTCAGCGGCATGAAAGGCCCAGCCGTACTTGCGGTGGCCGATGCCGGCTACAAGGCGTGGGACACCTACCAAAATGCGGAGACTCAGGACGAAAAGGCCGAGGGCTACGGACAAGCCGCCGGTGGACTGGCCGGCACGCTGGCCGGGGCAGCCGCCGGTGCCGCCATCGGCACGGCGGTACCGATCATTGGCAACATCGTCGGCGGACTGATCGGCGGTTATCTCGGTTACATGGGCGGTGATGCCCTCGGCGGTTCC